TTTTCATAGTGGTGAATTGTTCCTCTTGCTTCTGACAAACTTCCATACTTAGTTCGAATAAATTTATCAAAACTGAATTGATCGAGTGGCCATTCAAACTGCGGATCAATAATATCATTAACAATGAGAATTAACCAATCAAGAGTGGAGTCTTGGTAGTATAACTCTGCAACAATGTCTGGTCTATCTTGCTCTTGAACTCGATAATCATAGTAAATAGCTGATTGTGATAGTAATGCTTCTTGAACTTTAAATCTAAGAGTAATGTTTGTTAGTTCAGTTGACTGACCATTTTTTTTAATGTCGTAATCAATCTTTGGAAATGGTTTAAAATAGTGTGCCATTATAAACCTTCCTCTATTTCATCTTTTGTAATAATTCTTGTTTCTGTAAAGTTCATTTCTACTGTGACAGAAACAGGTGCTTCTTCTTCATTTTCAAGATTGTGATAAAAGGGCCCTCCCTCTCCATGATAGTTCACGTTAAATCCTGTCAGCACACAAGTCTGAAATTTAAAAAGATGATCTGGATTGCTCAGTTCAAGTCTAAACTGTTGAGGATATCTAAAAAAGTGATTTTGCTCAACATATTCTGGCACCATAGCATGTTTAAATGCTCTTATAATTTTTGTAATTGTTCTTGACTCTTCTGCATTTCTTGGTACAAGTTTATAACTAAATGAGTGTGTTCTAAATCCTGTTCCTTGAAAGAGAACTGCTAAATGAGGATTTCGTGCAACTCCTTTTCCTGCAAATGCACCTTTAATCGCACCACCAGCAGCTGCACCTGTTACACCACCAAGTATTCCACCAATCAATCCACCAATAATTGCTCCACCTTCAGTACTTGCGAATTGAGCTCCAACATTTTTCAATCCTCCTACACCAACATCTTTTCTCAGTCCTTTTCCAAAATCAGAAAGACTCTCAGTTACTTCTTCTGCACCACCACTAAAATCTAACTTACCAGCATTTTGTGCAGCTGCAATTCCAAAGGCTCCAAGTTCTTCGTTTGCATATTCTGATGCATATCCAGCATTAAGATTTGCAGGGAGAGGAAGAAAAATCCTTGCATCAATCGTACCCTTTTCGAAAGCATCTCTTTGAAATTGAAACTCTCTAAAAATAGAGAACTTCATAAATTGTCCTACATTTTCTATTTCATTTGGAAAGATGAGAACTGACGTATCTCTTCTATCGAAAAGTCTACCTAATTTTCCATCAACGAAATTTTCTAATCTATCAACGATTCTACTGAGTTTGCCCATGAGATAAATATACCTTGTGAAGAATTTTAACTATTTATAAGTAAATTGATAATGACAAAATACTATCAGGGAAAATTTAGACCAAAAAACCCAATTAAATACAAAGGTGATCCCACAAACATTGTTTTTCGTTCTTCATGGGAACTTCGAGCCATGAAATACTTTGACCTCAATCAAAATGTATTGAGATGGCAAAGTGAAGAACTCTTTGTTCCATACAAATCTCCGATTGATGGAAAATGGCACAGGTACTTTCCAGACTTTTTAATTGAAGTAAGAACAAAAGAAAACTTGATTGAAACTCATATGGTCGAGGTCAAACCCTATGCTCAAACAAAAGAACCAAGAGTACAAAAGAGAAAAACAAAAAGATATATTACAGAAGTAAAAAATTGGGGTATAAATAGTTATAAATGGAAGTATGCACAAAAGTTTTGTGAAGAAAGAAAATGGAAGTTCACGTTAATAACAGAAAAAGATTTATTTTAAATGCCTGCATTTACATTTGACAAGATACTTGAGAAGGGAGCAGCTCTTGGAAAACTTCCTGCAAAAGAACGTAAGTCAAGAGATTGGTTTCGTAATCAGGCAAGACGTACTTCAATCACTCCAAGAAAGTTGCAGTCAGAAGCAAAATCGCAAGCAGTAAATCGTGTAAGTGTTGGAAAAATGTATTTCTTTGCATACGACCCTAAGACGAAAAAAGAACTTCCGTACTATGATAGATTTCCTTTAATCTTTCCGTTCAAAAAATTATCTGATGGATTTATGGGAATTAATTTACACTATCTTCCACCACGACTAAGAGCTAAACTTATGGATGCACTTTACGGATTAGTAAACAATAAAAGATATGATGAAACAACTCGATTGAATTTAAGTTATCGAGTTTTAAATGGTGCATCTCGATATCGTTTTTTTAAACCAACTGTAAAAAGATATTTGTCAGAGAAAGTAAAATCACGATTTATAGAAGTAAATGCCGAACAATGGGATATGGCACTTTTTCTTCCTGTGGAACAATTCTCAAAAGCAAGTAAATCAAAAGTCTGGAGCGACAGTAGAAATGGTATTTAAAGTCAACGAATTTACAAGTAACTTCAATGCAGCTGGTTATGCAAAGCAAGATCGTTTCGAAGTTCGAGTTATACCACCAACAGGTCAGGGAAGTGACGGAAGTGCTCTTGGAAGATTGATATCAGGTTTGTCTTTGCTCGGAGGTACAGTTGGAGAAGCTGCTGGTATTCTTAACAGTCTTGGAGATGATATTGATCTTTTTCATCTTGCACTTAGAGCAGAATCAGCAGAGTTACCTGGCCGTGCAGTTCAAACATTAGACAATCGGTATTATGGCCCACTTCGTAAAAGTGGTTATCAAGCAAACTATGTTGACACAACGATTACTTTTCTTTGTAGTGAAGATTTAAGAGAGAAAATATTTTTTGAAAGATGGCAAGACCTTATTGTAGGAGAACACAGACTTCCAGCTGCAAATAAAAATGCAAAGGCATTTAATGCTGGTTATTATGATGATTACGTTTCAACTATTGAAATCATGCAATTGAATGAAAACAACGACACTACTTTTGAAATGAGACTTCTTGAAGCATACCCACTACAAGTCGCACCGCTTCCTTTGAATTGGGCAAGTGATGAACTTCACAAATTGTCTGTAACATTTGCATACAACAGATATGAGAGTGAGAAGAAAAGACTTCCAAAACTTTTTGGTGCAATTTCAAATCTTGCGAAAGTGAGAGACTCAAGAACATCAACTGTTAGAAGGGCAATTAGATTTCTTGATAAAATATTTTAATTGATTGGAGAATAGTATGGCACTACCTTCGCTATCCGTTCCTGAGTTTGAGACAACAATACCCTCATCAGGAAGAAAGATAAGGTTTCGACCTTTTCTTGTAAAAGAAGAAAAACTTTTATATATTGCGTTAGAAACAAACGACCAAAAAGAAACAGTTCGTGCAGTAAAAAAATTATTGTCCGACTGTATAATAACTGAAGATGTTGACATTGATAAGTTAGCAAGTTTTGATTTTGAATATCTGTTTTTACAATTAAGATCGAAATCAGTTGGAGAAATATCAGATATTTCAGTATCGCATGGTGAAGCAGATGAATGTAAACATAACACTAAAGTTTCTATAAATTTACAACAAATTAAGCCTCCTGAGATTGGAAATGATGCTTCAAGAAACATTATGATAACAGATACAATTGGTGTTCGATTTAACTATCCAACTATTGATGGATTAGAATATATAATATCACTTAATGAAACAAATGACTTTGATAGAGTTATGAAAATGGTTGAGAGATGCATTGAATGTATTTTTGATGGAGAGCAACTTTATGATTCGTTTGAGCCAGGTGAGTTGGGAAAGTTTATTGGAGATATGAATCAATCTCAATTTGAAAAGGTTGCTAAATTTTTCTCTGAGCTTCCTGTCTTACAGCATAAAGTAACTTGGAAATGTGATAAGTGTGGTAAAGACGATTTTGTAAACATAAGAGGACTTCAGAATTTTTTTTCATAAGTCTTTCTCACGATAGTCTACAAAATATCTATAAGACTAACTTTAGTATGGTTCAACATCATAAATACAACTTGACAGAACTTGAAAATATGATGCCGTGGGAAAGACAAGTATATGTACAACTTCTTATTCAACATCTTGAAGAAGAAAACGAAAGATTAAAACAAAAGGTAAAATAAATGGCTGTTCCAGCAATTGAAAACGAAAGAGAAGATAAAATTGTAGACCGACTTAAAAGAGAAGGTCAGCTTACTCGTAATAGTGGAACAAACTCTCTTAAAGTTATTATAAAAACTCTTGATAATATTTTTAATCTTTTGGTGACGCAGTTTGACACAACTGCAAGAGAAGCTGCAATTAATAAATTTAAACTAGAGGAAAAACTTGCAGAAGAACAGAGAAAGAAAGATGAAGCAAAAGGAAAAGGTTTTGGATTTAATACTGACACTTTAAAAGGTGCAGGAGGATTGGTCAAAAAAGGAATTGGTGGAGTATTTGGTGCGATACTAAAAGTAATTCAACTTTTAACAGGCCCTGCAATTCTTTTTTTTCTTGCTAAACTACCAGAAATACTAGATAGTAAAATATTCAAGGACTCTCTTGCCTTTATTCAAGACACTCTTATTCCTCTAGGAAAAGAATTTTATGAAGGCGTTCTTGTTCCCTTTGGTGCAGCTGTAAAAGAATTTTTCACAAAATCTCTCTATGATGCTTTTCAGTTTTTTGAAAATCTTAAAGAAACCTTTAGAAAATTTAGAGAAGAAGGTTTTTTATCTGGTGCAACAGATTTAGTAAAAAACATAGGTGAATTTTTAGGAAAATTAGCTGATAATTTTGGTACAGCAATATACAACCTTTTTGCAGAACTTTTTGATTTTGAAAAAACAGATTCTATATTTGGTGTAATTAAAGAAGCATTTATAAGCGTAAAAGATAAAGTAGTCGGTTTCTTTAAAGATGTAATGAAAAGTATATCAAGTACAATTGAATCATTGAAACTTGGTTTTGTATCAAATATTCCAACTGAAACTGCAAGAGGTGCTATTGGAGAATTATTAGGAGTTGACTCTACAAAAGTTGAGGCTATGGTTCGAAAAGAAGATGCAGAAGATGATATATTAGCTGCACAAAGAAGAATGGCTGG